AGTGACCATCGCCCAACAGCATAGTTATACATAATTATCTTATCAGGCGTACCAGCTACGCTTTCATTGGATACATAACTCCATGCAACCACCTGATTAATTGGGTCTATACTGCAACTCAATCTATCCAAATGATGCGGTGATGAGTCATCAAAGAAAAAAGAGTCGACCTTTTCAGCCCCAATTGGTATTGATCGCTCTCCGTTAAACATAAAGAAGCCATCAGAGGCTAAGTAAAATATCTGTGTAGGCGCAAGTGCTGATATAGAGTTTGGTATATCGCACCCATGCCCTGTCTCCACCATATCAAAGGTAAAGATCAAAGGAGAGCCTACATATTGCATCCTAGCAATACCTCTCTCCAACAAGACAACGCCAAAGTCACCACCAACTAAGCCAGTAATGTTTCCGGCATCAGGTATGTCCTGAAAGTCAGCCTGATTAGAGCCTACTGTCCATGTATCGGCATCGTTAATCTGTGACCACTGCACTCGAAAAGGGTTATTCGTAGAGCTTGTATTGTTATGCGCTGTAACGACAAAGTCTCGTATAACCGCAAGAAACTTAGCCTTTGGAGACCCAGAAACATCGGCAAAAGTACTTGAAGACCCAATGGTGTATTTTTGCAACAGATTACTCAATCCACTTGCTGCATAAACACTATTGCCAAACTGCACAAACTTCCATTGATCGTCACTTGCTAATGTATACGCACCACTTTTTACATCGTCTAACGCTGCTGTTGCAGCATTAAACTTAAATAACTTTGTAGCGTTACCAGCAAATAAATGCACTGTGCCACCACTATCAATAGTCGCAAAGAACCCTCGTAAGTAGGCATCAGCAGCTTGTGATAAGTTTGCTAATCCTAAGAAGGGTCTGTATCCCCTTGCAGCAGCTATAACATTTGTAGCCACTGTTGCCCCACTAGAGTTCAATGGGGCTTGGTCAGGTAGCCACTCTCCAAAGGGTATCATGTAGCACCATAGTCCTGTTTCATCGTTAACGCACCACCGCCAAAACGTGCCTGTTGTGTATCTCTTTTTACCTCACTCAATGCTCTGCTAAACAACGCATCATATTGTGTAGCTCTACCTTCATCCATTAAGAAGGTATGCGCTGCAACTAAAGACCCATATAAATAACAATCTGGGTGGCGTGTTAGCACTGTATTACTTGTATTAGAGTCCGATAGGGCTGTTATGCCGTTACCAAATATAATCTCTAGTGTTATCACTGCGTCAGGTATAGGACGCACATGAATATTCGACCCTATAATTGTATAGGATACTGGTGTGCCTTGTCCTTCAGAGCTATGCGTCTTAAAAAAGCTATCTGGAGTCGCAAAGTCTAACACCCTGTTAGGATTGTTGTTTAGCTTGACTACTCGTATCTCACGCAAATCAGTAGGTAAAGCATAGCTTTCTGTTCCAGCCACAGTGGATATAGTTGTAGAAGTCTCCTGTGATCGTGTATCTAACTCCCTAGACATTCGTGCTTCGGCTAATGAAATAAAGTCAGGGATATTGGTTGTTAAATCATCCCTCGCTAGAAAATTAGCTATTGAAGTCTGTAGGTTAGAATAGGTATCTAAACTCATGTTAATCGACCACCAGTCGTTCTAAAGTGTTTGTTCTCAGGGTCTTGCAGCCATTTCAGCCACTTCTTTTTATTATGTTTGAAGTGACCAAACTTCTTCTGTAATTCAAAAAATAAAGGTGCTGGTATTTCAGCTATCTTTTGTTGATGCTTTTGGGTGTTCCCAATCAACGACCCATAACGATATTCTCCCTCTTGCTTCTTCGCAAAATCAAGTACAGGAGACACGTTTACTCGTGTATTGACCTGAAGACCATCAACAGTGTCCTCAATCCATGTTTCTTTCCCTGTGTGGGGATTTTTACTCAGTAAGACTTTTCGCATTGTATCCTCAAGAGGAGAGGGGGCTTGCACCCCCTCATCCTTTTATAATTATGATGTATTTAAATCAAAGATCGCAGCGTGAGCCTTTGGCGCACGATTGATTAATACATACTCAGAAATGATAGCAAACTTTGTTGCATCTCCTGTAGCTGCTACATCAGAGACACTAAACATTCTGCCTGGTAAGTGACCGATTGCGTAGTGGTCACTGTCTAACAGAAGTATCTCTGTGTTTGTTGCGTTTCTGTCAATAACAGCGTTTAGCGTACCAAAGTCTGTTAAGAACAAGGACACTGAACCTACGATTGCAGCTTCGGCTGGTGCTGTCATCTGGATTTGGTTAGTCGCAACACTACCAGAACTCAAGCCACTGAAGGCAACTTTGTTAGCTGGGGAAAGAACAAGCATATCTGGCTGTCCACCATCCTCATAGGCTAATTTCATTGCGCCCTCAATATCAGCCAACTCAAGAGCGTCGTTTGAACCAGACATGGTAGCAGCATTTGAGCCGTCACCGCCTGACGCTACAGATGAGCCAGACTCAAGAACAACATTGCTCATGTAGGACAAGAACTTTGCTGTCTTTCTTGGGTCTGAAGCTGATTTTGCTTCGTTCTTGAAAAGACCTTTTTCAATGTCTCTTCTCTGTTCAATCGCCTTGATTATCTTGACATAGGCTGTTTCTCTGTCTCTACCAGCTTTGTCCACAACATCAAGTGTATTTGAGACACTTGCTGCCTGTGCTGCAATCTGGTGTACGTTTGACAGTCTGGTTGTCGCTGTTGGGTTGACGTAGGAAAAGTCAGCCCCTTCGTTGACATGGTTATCATCAGCAGCAGACGCTAACTCTTGGACTTGCCAATCGTGCGTAACTGCCTTTGTGGTTTCCTTTGCTGCATTAGAGAACACAGGGGTCTCATCTGGGTCAATCCGATAGATGACATCGGATAAGTCCTCTCTCTCTCCAACCGCATTTGAAGTTAGAAAAGTTGCCATATTATTTACTCCTAAATAGCTACTTGGTTAAAAGATATTCGACAGCAGCATCTCTGCTGTTTGTCTTTTTCAGCTTTGTCCAAGCGTCTTTTCGTGCTTTGTCTTGTACATTTGTACGAGGTTTGGGCTGTCCAGCCTTCACCATCTTAGGCGCAGTAACCACTTTCTTTTTTACGACAGTCGCTTTGTTTTGTAGATTGTCATAAAGTTGTGCTTTTCGTGCCATGTTTACTATCCTTGCATCAGTTGCGTTATTTATATCATCAGTCGAAAAGCCCTGATTTCGTAAATAACCGACTAATTCGCCTTTTTCTTTCGCTGCTACACCCTGATCTTTCCACGAGGGGATTAGATCAAGCAGTAAATCAGCCTGTTTCGCTAGTTGCTGAGACTTCAGGACTTGCTGTTCGTGTTGAACCGCTTGAAGTTTGCTTTGTCTCTGCTGTTCCTCAACCAAATAGGTATTGTATGCAATGGGGTCTTCGGATTTCAGTTGCGCTAACTGTTCCTGACTCATTGCCTGTTGAGGCTGTGCTAGCTGTTGTTCGTACACTTGTAGGACTTGAGCATATTTCTGACGCTCTTGCTCTAAAGACGCTTCCTTACTGCTTAACTCTTTTCTCTGTTCCGCAGCATCTTGTAGTCTTTTCTGAGCCGATTTTTCGAGTTGATAGTTTTTGATAAGTTCTTCAGTATTAACGTCATACTCCTCACCATCCACTTTCACTCTGTAGAGGGTCTCTTCTGGTTCGGCTTCTGCCTCTTCTTCGGTGACTTCCTCTGCCTCTGTTTCTTCTGCTTCTGTTTCGGTTGGTTGTTCTTCAACCGCCTCAACGTCTTCAGTCTCCACTTCGGTTGTTGGCTGGACTTCGCTTACTTCTTCGGAAGGGCTATTTGTGTCCAATAATAGGTTTACCGCATCATTTTGCGATAAGTTCCCAGTTCCCTCTTCAGGGTTGCTAGGGGTGTCTTGCATCCTAAACTCCTTTTGTTAATTGTTTATCTGCAAATTTTCCCGTCTTAATAACGGAATCCAATTGTCCTTCTAAATCTCTAATGGCATTATACATATTCCAGCAATGCTCTCTTGTTTCTGTATCGGTAGGCAAACTATCAGCCCACGCATTAAAGTAGTTACTCTTTAGTATCTGGAATGACTCAATCATAATAGGGTCACTCATTATAGCGTTTGCCCTTGCGCCTCTGTGACGCTCGTCTTCTAAATCTGTCATTGGGCTGTCGGTAGGTTCGTTGATATCTCGCCACCTAAGGCAAGTTTCTGTTGTCTAAGTGTAAGTTCAGCCTCAAATTCAAACTTGCGTAGCTCAATTTTTGCCAGCATCTCTTCTCTCTCAAGCGCAATCTTGGCTTCCATTTCCTCACGCTTTAGCTTTAGTTCTTCCTGTAGCTTTAGGAGTTCAATATTCTGCTCTGGGGGCTGTTCCTGTGCCTGTTGTGCAGCCTGATCTAACGCCTCACCGCTACTAAAGAACTGGTCTGTATTCTTAAATCCAGCCATCTCTGCAATCTTCTTCAGCGTATTAACATACTGCGATGGCTTTACCACAGGGTTGTTAATACCTAACTCTCTAAGCATCTGCTCTTGCTTGTTGGCAATCTGTACCAGCATCGCTGCTTTCTGGTCTTCTTCGCCATTACCCAAACCAACATTTACCTCTAAATCATACTCATTCGCAAAGGCTCTTGGGTCTATATCCACATATTCATTCAGCAAGCGTATTGTCACCGCCTTATCCTGATGCTTTTGAATAAGATGGAGGATGTTAAACATCATATCTCGAACACCAGTCTCAGCAAAGACACGAGCAATCATCTCTATCTTTAGCTGTGCGCCTTGTATAGTAGCGTTTACAGCGTTGGTTGATGTTGACTGCAACTGCTTTGGGTCAAGCCCTAGAGAGGCTTTAGAAAAGCCTGTACGCTGGTCTCTAATCTGGTCTGCATACTCAAGCATATTAAACGCTTGTGAGCCAAGTTGAGGAACGGCTAATGGCTGTACCATTCCAGGCGCTCTCATTCTTACAATCCCACCAGGTCTGCTTGAAAGTAGGTCATCAAGATTAGTCTGTCCTTCCACAACCGCCACTCTGGAGTTGTTGGTGAGATACAGATTATCCAGCATCTGTCGATAGATTTGCGACTTGATTAACTGCAAGTCCATAACCATTTCAGCCACACTCAAGCCTACCATTCTATGAGGCATAAGTATCGGACTCGCTATTGCAAAGGGTATCTTGTCAAACGGCTCATTCTCTACAATCTCGTAGTTATCGCCTAACACAATAACTCTTCTGAGTTCAGGTACATTATCACCATCATAATCAGCCCTGATATACGCCTCTGTCACCAACACCTCTCTGTTGGTGGGGTCTACAGCATTGTCATAGGGGCTAGACTCAATGTCCTGAAAGCGTGATTGACGCTCTGACTCATCGTCTAACTCTTTATCGCCTGTAAGCGACATAACAAGGTCTGCGTCATAGCCACGTTCTATTAGCTCACCAGCCTTTACTTGTGTTCTATGTCCTATAAATGTGCAATCATCCATAGACTTCGCTCTGCGTGAGAATATAAGCTCCTCTGGGGGTATATTCTCTATCTTTACCTTGCCATTCTTCGTGCGTCTTTTGACTTCAACATTAAAATACTGCTCAGTAGGTATCTCGTTACCCATCTGATCTGTAACGCCTTCCTCTACAATCTCCTGAGACACAAGTTCTATAGCTGGGTCATCAAGTAGGGTAGTTAATTCAAGCTGGCTCAATCGCTCATACTCTTCGTTAACTGTTGTCTCTGTTTCCTCCCAGAACGTCTTTACCGCCCCAATCTTAAAGAGTAATGCGTCTTTAAAGAAGTTATGCAACACTGTAAAGCCGTTGTTTTGGCTGTTTAATACAAAGTTTACAAGCTCTGTGGCTTGCTCTGCACCGTTTACATCTTCTGCATTGCGCCCTACAAAGCGACAGAACTTATCAGTAGACGCAAATATACGCATGAGTGATGGCATGAGATACTCAATGGTATCTCTTACCTCTGAGAGTACAACTTTAGATCTATTCTCTTGCTCGTTGCCAAAAGGTTCGCCTAGATAAAACTGTAGGGTCTCTACACGATCAGAAGAAAGCTCTGTATCATAGTAATTATTGGCTTGCTCTATCTCTGATTTCAGAATAGTCGCAAATTGATTGTCATCCATTACTTTTTCTTCGCTTTTGGCTCTTTTTTATCGTCTTTTGGGGCTTCTTTAGGCTCTTCTTTAGGCTCTGGCTTGGGTTCTGCCTTTGCAGCCTTGTTTTTATGTATTGTGTGCTTGTAAATCTGTGACATGCCTATTTACCTCTCCTAATTTATGCTTCTTGTGATGAATATTTACCGACAATTGTGCCTTTTTTCGTGTTTCTTGCCCTTTTCTTGGTCTTTTTCTTCTTCATGGGGGCTGCTTTGACCTCCATTGTCATAACTTTCTTGTATCTTCCCATTGGCATCATCATTTTTTCGCTCCTTACCAATTTTTGCACGACCAATATCGTGCGGTGAACTTGTCTTTTGCGGTATCGCAGTTGTGTCTCGCTCGAAAATTCTTACGTCTAGCCGGACTATCCCTCTTTATCTCCATATTAGGGTCTCCATAGCGCACCATCTTTATGTCATTGCCCTTTTTCGCAAGTACAGCAAACTTCTTCGACTTACCAGGGGTGCGTTTTGGCTTGTTAAATCCAGCAAAGCTCTCGCCCCTGTACTTAATGCGTCCAGAGGGGGTTCTATCTACGTCTTTTGTCGTTGCCATGTCATATATCGCTGTTCTGTAACGCTGTTATTATTTCGGCACTTCTCTAAAAGCAACACTGTACTCATCGACATCTCTGCCAAATTCTTTAATCGTCATGGCATCTACACCTAGATCATCCATGAGTCTTTTTTCAGACATACCTACAGGAAGTCTTGATAACCCTTCCTCTTTCATATAAATAAAATCTAAATTCGCTAAAGCCCCAGATACGCCTTGTGCATCATTTCTGTCCATGTTTTGTTTCATAAAATTTAATTCAGATCTTACTCTATCAATCTCATAATTATCTGATTTATCTTTTAATCGTTTATACTCATTCTCTAAAAAAGGCTTTACTTTCTCTCTATCTTTTTCTAATCGAATATCTAATAAATTTTCAGGTGTCTGTGCCGTTTTTAAAACACTATCTTCACCTTTATACAATTCTGCATACGATTTATCTGGTGTATAGAAAATAGCCCCTTCTGACGAGCCAGAATAATCAGGTCTTTCATAGCGATATAATTTTTGTCCTGAAGTTATTGAAACACCCTGTTTTGTATCATCACTCTTCTTGAGCAGTCCTTTTACCTTACCAGCCGGAACTCCAGGGAGTATCGTTGCTGCTGCAAGCAATCCAGCCGTTGCCAAGTCACCCTGTCCAAAGGCTGTTCGCGCATCGGCTAATGCGCTGATATCTCCAGTTACAGGCGCAACATCTAAGGTTGTCGGTGCTGCTTGGGCGATGGTAGGGTTTACGCCTAGGGCTGTCAGTATATTAAACGGCACTCTGCGTATTGGGTTTGGGTCTTGACTGAATTGCTGTAATGCTTCGGCGTCACTCTTATCTTTAAACGCCTGTAGTTGTGCTTCACTCGGTAGCAGACTCGAAATACGAAAGGGCTGCGAAAAATTTAAATTGTCCAA